TTACTCATGCGCCCCTCCTTATCAGTAGGAACCCTTGGTTTTTGTCGCCTTGTTTGCGCCGCCGGTTGCGCTTGTCTTGCCGCCGCCGGAGGATTTCTTCGCCGTCTGCTTGTTCAGCTTGTAGGAGTAGATCATCTCCGCCGCCGTCTGCTGGTCGATCAGTCCCTTCTGCTGCCAGCCCTTCACGAGCGCGAGCAGATTCTCCGTGCTCATACCGCCGTTGGCCTCGCTGTCAAGCTGCGCCCAGTATTTTTCAGCGCTTGCCAGCGTCTTATAGTCCTCCAGATAACTGGTGTCCTTCTTGCCGCCGGTGAGATTGTATGCCGCCGTGCCCTTCTGCGTGTTCTTTCCTGCGCCGGTTGCCGCATAGGTGGAGCTGTCGCTGCTCCCGCTTCCGAGATCGTAGCTTCCGCTCCCGCTTCCGCCGGATCTGCCTCGTCTGCCGCTGCCACCGCTTCTTCCCGACCCGCCACCGCTGCTAAAAGACGCCGCAGCCAGCGCTTGCTCATACGCTGCTTTCAGCGCATTCGCCTGTCCTCTCGTCATTCCGGCAGCTTTCAGCTCGTCGTCCGTCGGCGTGTAGCCGGTGGAGCTGATCAGATTCGTGAGATAAGTCAGCGAGTCCTGCTCCCGCGCGTAGGCGTCCTGCTGTCTGGTGTAGTCCGTCTGCTCCTGCATCAGACGCCGGTTGTATACCGCGTCCTCGTCCGCCAGCTCCAGATTCAGCCGGTTCGCCCAATTCTGATAGTCACGGTTGTACGCCGTGTCCGCCGCGCCGGCGGCAATGTTGTACTGATTTAAGAGCGCGCTGCCCTCGTCCTGCCATCTGTCGTACGCATCGCCGTAAAGCTCCGGCAGCACGTCGTTGAGCCGCGCAAGGTATGCGTCGTAGCTCTGCTGCCCCGCCTGCTGTGCGTAGGTCGATCCGTAGCCGCCAGTCAGCGCCGCCGCCTGCCCCATCGTGTCGCGCATAGCCTGCTTGCCAAGCGTGGTGTACTGGTCGCGGTACTGCTGATACAGCGGGTCGCTCTCTGCGTCGTAGCTGAACGTGCCGCGATTCATGATCTTGTCAAAGATCGCGTCCTGCTGTGCCTTCGCCGCCGTGTATTCCGCGTTCTTTGCCGGGTCGTAGCTGTACCGGTTCTCCGGCAGATATCTGCTGTAGAGATCCGTATAGAGACTGGTGTCCAGCCCCTTGCCCGTGATCTTGCTGTTGCGCTGCTGCTCATACCGCGCCGCGCCCTGATAGTCGCCGCGGTTCGCCGCGTCCTGCATCAGCGCCATATAGTTCGTGTTGTCATCATAGGCCGCGCTCACGGGGTTTGCCGTCCGCGCCGCCTGCTGCGCCTGCGCCTGATTCACGATCTGATTTTTCGCCGTGTTCAGCACACTCGCAGCTTTCTTTTTCAGATCAATCGTTACCGCCATTTTGTCCCTCCTGCTGCGCTCTCTCCAGATCCTCGACTTTGGAGATTACGCGGTTGATTGTGTCCGCCAAGCGGAAGAGATATTTCCGCCGCTGCGGTAAAGAATTTAATCATAGTAGCCCTCGATCTTGAAGATATACGGATAAGCGTCCGTGTTGTTCGTTGCCGCTGTGCCGTACAACGTGGTTGATCTCAGAACAGCAAACTTGGTCTTGTCGCCAGACACCGCGCAAGTAATCAAGCCGAGTCGGTTTGTGTCATTCGGATTTTGGACAACCGAAGAACCAATAAATGCGTTCTGCGACACCGTTTCTTTTGCACGGTCATCCAAAGACATCTCGATGATAGATGCCGGGGTGATAGAGGAATCCGCTGATAATGAGCCTGTCTTTCTGCCCGCCCTTACATAAATCTTAATACGCTTGAACGGTGTCAGATCGAGGTCAGTCAATTGCCACGCGAGATTTGCCGAGATGTTTGTGTTCAAAGCCAGAAGCCCTTGCAAGGCATCCTGTACTTCCCAAACCACAACGGGCTTGCGATGACAAACTGGTTGAGGCAACATATGCTTTCCCGTCCGATTCGGTGTACAGCATAACCTCTAAGCCGAATTGCGTTTGACGGAAAAACTGAATGTATACGTCGCTTCCGTCGTCGTTGTAATCCGCGTAGAACCACTTGCGTTTGAGCGATCCGTAGCTGTTTTGCACAACCGGCAGCTTTCCTTCGTTCAGCGCGGAAAGAATTGTCGAAGAGTTGATGCCGCCTGCGAAAGTGAAATGGTGGTCGGCAGTGTCCGCGTGAAACTCCGCCGGGATGTCGTAGATCACATCCGCAATCTCCTGCAACGCCGTGTCAGCTTTGCCCAAACTTTCCTGCACAGCAGACGCAAGGTCAGACTTTGGGATGCCGCCGGACGGTTTTGAATAAGTGCCCTTTGCGTTCCAATCTGCCGCAGACGCGATGTCGGAATCCGGAATTCCACCGCTTGGTTTGCTGTACGTTCCCGTGTTCTTCGTGAATCCCCAACCGCTGACGGTCTGCTCCGTCACAGCCGCAGGAATCACAGTGCTGTCCGGCAGTGCATGAACGTCCGACGCTCCGAGAGAAACAGCGCCGGTCTGCCCGTTCACGCTTGAAACAGGCGCGGTATAAGTGCTCGGCTTCGCGCCGACGTCAGCCGCGTCCAGAACGACCGCGCCGGTCTGACCGTTGACAGATGTAACAGCAGACGAGCCTCCGCCGCCTCCGTCGGACGTGCCCTCAATATCATCCACGCGCGCTGTCAGCCGGTTGATGTAGTCCGTTAATCGGAACAGATACTGCCGTATCTGCAAATCTCTCTCCGGCGCTCCGCCGTAAAGCGGTTCCGGGTATATCATCCGTTCTGTGCCGTTCACAGCACCACGTCACTTCCTTTCAGCGTCCGCTTTGCCAGACTGTAGAGCCGCATCTCGCCGCGCCCATTGAGCCGAATACGGAAGTGATCGCATCGCCGCGGTCGCACAGGGATCATGATGCTTCCGGTGCCGCCGCCGGTCACGGTTCCCTGCTCCTCCCATTCCCCGGAGGAATCGTATTCAATGCTCACGGTCATCCTCGCGCCCTCCGGCAGCGTCAGCCGCAGATCGAAGCGGGAGACGTATTTCTGCTCCACGGTCTGCCATCCGATCAGCCCGGACGTGCAGTTCCAGACCACCTCTTCCTCCGTCTCCGCCGTGCCTTTCACGCCCGCGAGATCCCACAGGATCGTCTGCAGCGTCTCGCTCTGGTGTGGCACGGAGAAGTGACCCATGCCGGCGCTGATTGCGCAGAAGCTGTCGCCCTCTCGCCCAAAGGCAATGCTGCCGTTTTCTCCGTCAATTGGCTTTTCCTCGTGCCAGATCCCGTGCTTTGTGTCGTAGGTGTAGAGCCGGTCTGTCATCGTGTCGTCGTCGTTGAGCCGGAAGACATAGGCATAGAGCTTTCCCCGCCATCCGCCGAAGCTCGCGTACTCGCAGCGGATCTTCCCCAGTGGCTCGCTGATCACGACCGGCGTCGAGCCGTCGTACCGGCAAATGCCCTCGCGGCTCATGTAATAAAGATTCCCGTCCAGCACGCACAGACTGTTGTCGCATCCCTCGTGCACGCCGAGAATCGGGCTGTCTACGATCTGGTGTGCTCCCGTTGCGCTTACATAGATCTTATGGACGTGGTTCTCTTTGAAGAAATGCGGCTTTCCCTGATAGCTCACTGCGCCCGTCCACTTCCCGTCCGTGCCGACGGAGGCGGCATAGCTTGCCATGCTCGTGCCGTCGTAGTTTGTCCAGCTCTTGAAGTCGCCCAACTCGGAGGCGTAAATCTCGTTGACCATCTTTGTGACGGTCTCGCCGTTCTCCTCCACTTCCTTCTCGCCGTAATAGCAGCCCCACAGCCGGTTCTGACTCTCGATCACATAATCCATTTTCGGCATGTTCTCGATCTTTCCGGTCTCACCGGTCGCCGTGTTGAACCACTGGTTGATACCCAGCACGATGATGTAAGAGCCGAAGCTCACCATTCCGGTTGGCCATTCGTCCGGCCATGTGAAGTGCAGCACAGCCGCGCCGACGTTCTGCGGATTGTTCGTCACCCAGCAGGCAAGCTCTTTCGGCGTCCTGTCGTTCGGATACCAGTCTGTCTCAAACACACGGCTCTCGATCCACAGCACCCAGAGCTTTTCCTTCTCCAGCACGGAGATGATGCTGCCGTCATAGGCTGCCGCTCTGCTCCGCTTGCCGCGCACGCTGAGCATCGGATATCGGTCTGCGCTCATGTTCAGCTCGCTCGACCATTCTCCCTCGCTGATCTTCTCCGCCGTGTTTAGCCCGCCGAAGACGTCAATCACTTCCTGAGCCGCGTCGTACGCCTGAATCGTCGGATAGATTGCCATAATTGCCCTCCTCAGACCTTCCACGACAGCCCGCACGGCAGGGGCTTGTGCCGCTCGTTGTACCATTTGGCGAATCTTGTGTAGCCATCGTTGTAAAGCGTGATCGCGGCGTTGTACTTCATCGTCTCCTGATTTTCCTTGGCGATCCGCGCCTGCAGGAAGTTGATGTAAACATCCTCCGCGAACCGATCCGGCACAATCAGCTCGCTGTCCGCCTCGCCCGTCGGCTTGCTCCGGCAGCACCACCCCATGTGCGTCAGGATGATTTCCTCCCAGATCTGCTGCTCGCACATCATCAGCCATCTGCTCAGCTCCTCGTCCTTGTAGAGACTTGGCGTCAGTCTCTTTGTAATTTCCAATGCTTCCTTGAAAAGCATGTCGTTTCCTCCTCATACGGAAAAGCGCAGCCGAACCATTGCCCGGCTGCGCTCTCTCGCGCCCTGGTTACTGGGCGGCTTTTGCGTTGTCGATCATTACCTGCTGCATGCGGTAGCGGTGCTCGTCTGCGAGCCGGGAGCGTTCGATCTCCTCCGCCACGAAGCGCGGAACACGCTGCGTGCTGCCTCTCGGCATGATCCAGCGGTTGTCGTTGATGCTCACAACAAAATTCGGGTCGTCGCGGTTGCCCACAGGGATGTGGACTTCCACCAGATCCTCGCTGCTCTGCAGCTCAGATGCGTCTTTTGCCTTGGTTGCCATATCTGCGCTCCTTTCGGGTTACCCCTCCCGGAGAGCCGGGAGGGGATCAGATTGCTGTCAGGTGGCGTTCTCGGTGTAGTTCGCCACGTCGGACGCGCTGTACTCGCTCGTGCTCATCACTCGCAGCACGCGCTCCGGATAGAGGATTGTCGCGCCGTTGGACTCAAACTTGTAGCCCACGGTGCTGAACTGGTCGAGCGGGCCGCCGGTGCCGCTCTCGCTCTTGTCGTGAACGATCATCTGCAGCGCGCCGCCCTCGGCATCGATGATGCCGAAGCCGTCCTTGCCGAAGAAGTAGGTGGCGTAGGTCACGCCGCTGTCCTTGTTCTGGTAGAGCGTGCCGCCCAGAACCGGCGCGAAGGTGTTCTCAATGAAGCGCACGCCGTGCAGCTCACCGATCTCGCCGTTGAAGATCTCGGTCGTCGCGGCGTACTTGTGCGCCTCAATCCACTCGTCGGAGCTGCGCAGGTCGTAGGCGACGGAGGGATGAATCACAGCGACGTACTTGCCGTTGATGGTGGGCACCTTGTCCTTCTTCAGCTTGGTGGCCGCGCGGTTGACCGTGTCCGGCGTCAGCTTCGCCCAGCCGTTGGTCGCGGAAGCGCCCATCTGAGCCGGGGAAGTCGGCTGCGTCACGGTGCTGCCGTTGACGTTCTGCGCATAGAGCACATTGGTGTTCACGAGAAGCGCGTCGCGGATCAGAGCCTCCTGCGTCTCCGCAGCGGAAGCGCCCATCTCCTCGGTCGCGCCGAGAATCATGTCGTCCAGCGCGCGCATCTGCAGCACGTCGGAAATCGTGGTGTAGGTGCCGTACTGATCGATGGAGCCGGTCAGCGTACTCACGCCGAACTTCTGGCCGGTGGGGATGACGCCCTCAATCAGCTTCTGTGCGCGGGCGAAGGTGTTGAAACGACGCCACTCGACGGTCTTGCCGCCGTTCTTCGGCAGGCGCTGCTTGCGGCCGAACTGGGCGTAGCGGGTCTCGACGCGATAGTTTTCCAGCAGCCGGGTGTCGTAGAACACCTTCAGCTCCGGCGCGAGCGTGTGCTGCGCGTCGAAGGCGGTCGGCGTGCCGTCATATGCGTTGACATACTGGGTCGTGGTGTTCACGAGCGTACCGGCGTCCGCGAACATCTGAAGACCGAAGTTTCTGAGAATATTGGTCATGTTAATCGCTCCTTCTTAGACCGTAGGGGCGACCTGCGGTCGCCCGCAAACCTTGTCTCGGAACGCTTTTGCCTCACCCGTAGAGCATCTCCGGCGTGATTAATTCGCCGGATCTTGCCCTGCTGGCAAGCTCCTCCATGCGCTCCTTCGACATGTGTCTGATGCTGTTCATGTCTCTCTGCGGAGCGTCGCCGGCGCGCTTGGTGCCGGTCTCGTTCGGGCGAATCTGCCCTGCCTGAATGCTTCTGGAAATGTTCTGCATGCTCGTCTGCCGTGCTGCGCTCAGCAGATCCTCGCGGTGGACGGCGAAGTATGCGTCCTCCACGCTCAGACCCACGCCGGGCGCGGTCAGTCTGGCAAAGGTGTCATTCTCCAGCTCCGTGTCCAGATCAAATCCCGGATACTTCGCCTTGAGCGCGTTCCCCTGCTCATACAGACCGGCAAGATGCTGCCGCACTCGCTGCTGCTGCTCGTTCATTTCCATGTCGCGCTGTCGTGCAGCCTCCAGAGCCTCTGCTCTGTCGAGCTGTTTTGCCACGTCCACGCTCACGCCCATGTCCACGGCTCTCTGCTGGTAGTACGAATCGTCGTCCAGCATCGCCTTGGACAGCGCAGCGTAGTCCATCTGCGCCGGGTCCATCCCGTAGTGCCGCGCCATCATCTCCAGCGCCGGAGCCATCGCTTCCATTGCTTCGGATGATCCCTTGAACTTTGCCACCCTGCGGCTCACCATGCGCTCCGCCTCGGCGTTCAGATCCGGATCGGCTTTCAGGATTTCCTTCAGGCTTTGCTTTTTCCCCTGCTCCGCTGTCGGCGCGGCGTCCGCCGTCTGCCCCTGCTGTGCCTTCGGCGTCCCGTTGGCGGCAGGCGCGTCATACGCCCGATTTTTCAGAGAGTCCTCCGGCACGCCCATCGCTCTGAGCCTGTCTCGGATTGTCTCCGTCTGTCCCTGCCCGGCGTCGGCAGGCGTTACGCCCGAATCGGCAGCGCCCTCTCCGCCTGATGCCGCGCCGCCGTCGCCGCCGCCATCCGCAAAGAGCTGAAGCCGCCAGAGTTTCCAAATTCGCATAAGGATGCCTCCTCAAATTCTGTGGGTTACGCCCACGGCTCGCCCGACTTAATGGGAATTGTCATGGTCAGGGCGTATGGGCGGGGCTTGCCCCGCCCGTCGCCGGGTATGAATACCCGTCCGCACCACGCCCTGCCTCCTCTTTCGAGGATGGAGCCGCCTGTGTGACTCGAACACACGACCGGCTGATTACAAATCAGCTGCTCTACCAACTGAGCTATGACAGCACATGAGCCGGATTTTCACCGGCGACGCTTGTTTCAGCAGACGACCGTCGAGTGAGGAGAAAAAACAACAAAAGCCCCGCTCCGGCCAGCGCCCGTGCTGCGGAAAGGAGGTGATGTACACCTGAAACCAGTCCTAGCATATAAAATCAGGGATGCGTTCTGTATGGCGCACCCCTGAAATTTTTTTATTCGTATTTGTCAGCGAGCATCAGATGCTCCGGGTAGTCCCCGGCAAGCAGCTTAAAGCCCGTCCTTGCGAAGTCAAAATACGCAGCAGACCGCTTGTCTCCGTGGATTTTCGCGTATCCGTCCCGCATCTCAATTACTCGTTCATGGCTCACACTGTCCACCAGCTCCGCGAGCGTAACAGTCAGGATCGTCGCCGCCGCGCAGACGAGATCCTCACCCTTCGGCGCGCTGCCGCTGTGTCCCTCCACGGTGACGGTGTGCTTCTGCGGCTCGTATGTCACTTTGATCACGCCGCGCCGCCTCCCTCTGTCGGGACGGTCGCACCTCTCGCCGTGTTGCGCGCATTGATCATGTGCGTCGGCTCGGTCTGTTCCGCCGGCATCGCGCCCGATGTGCCTCCCGTCGGCGTCATCGCGCCGCTTCCGGCCTGTGCCGCGATCTGCTGGAGCTGTGCCATCGCCTCCGCGTCCTGATATTTCATCACGACCGCCTGCGCCCACTGCATCACGTTCTGCAGCATGTCGAAGATCGTGCCGTTCTGCTGAATTGTTTTGATCAGATCCTCTCGCCCGTCAAAATCCATCATGCCGAGGCATGCGAGCGCCTGTGTGCTCTGCTCCGGGTTAAAGAATCCTGCGCCGTAGAGCTGCAGCGCAAGATCATTATTCGCCATCTTGCTGTATGCGCTGCGCTTTTGCGGCACGACCTTGATGTCGAATACCGGCATCCGCAGACCGTCCGGCTGTCCGTCCGCGCCGGTGAGCACCTGCGGCTGAATCCCAGTGTTGTCGTAGGTGACGAAGGCTTCCTCGCCCATCTGCCCCGTGATCCGGAAGGAGCGAGGCGCGTCGTAGAACTGCCGCACCAGCTCAATGCAGAGATCCACGACCTCCTGATAGGCGTCGTATCCGCTCGTCGCCGTGTCGCGGCTTGTCTTTCCGCTCGCCTCCTGCAGCGCCGCAATGGCGGAGGCCGCGGTCACGCCGCTCGGCGTCGTGCCGGTCGCCGCGTCCGTATTGCCGCTCGTGTCTCGCAGCTCATTGATCGTCTGATCGAGAAGCTGCAGATAGTTTCCGTCCAGATTGCAGTGCTCAATCACGCGCACATTTCGCTCATCGCTGCTCTGCACATCCACCAGCGGCACGTCCGGGTCGAGAAACTGCTCCCGATTCACGCCGCTGCCCTGCGTAATGAAGTATCGCGGAGACGCGCCTGCCTTCGCGTTCTTCACCATTGCCGTCTTGAGAATGTCAATCTCCATCTGCGGCGTCATGCAGAGATCCACGAGGCCATAGCCCGCCACGCTCTTCTCGATGGGGAACATCGCGTCGAAGACATACGGGTACTTCCCGTGGTCGTAGATGCCGCGCTCCGCCGTCTCCGGCTCGTTCTCAGAGGCGTAGAGAAGCTGCCCCGGCGTAAACTGCGCCAGATGCAGGATGTGCCCTCTGTGGTAGTACACGCTCACAAACGGCGTCTTATTCTCCCGATCCTGGTTCGTCTGTTCCTCCGGGAACACGCCCGTCACCAGATCATTGGACAGCGTTCTGTCCTGCAGCTCCGGGAATTCCTCGCGCAGAAGATCCTTGTCGATATAGTTGACCTCAAAGACATAACGTGAATCCTGGATATCCTCAATCCCCGGCTCCCAGTACAGCGTCAGCAGATTCGCCTGCAGCACGCTGATGTCGCCGAGGCCGTTGAGCTTCGCCGCGTCCCAGATGACCTTGTATACGCCGGTGCCGAATTTCAGCTTGGAGTACCACGTTTTTGAGTAGGTGCGCTGAAACTTCTCCCGCTCCAGCACACAGGGGATGATCGCGCTCAAGCGTTCAGCCTCCTGCTTGTCTCCCGGCTCGCGCGGCAGAATGTTCGGTTCCGGATAGGAGTCCATCGCGTCGGCGTGCTTGCTCTGGATCACGTTGTGAAGCCACGCGCTCTTGCTTTTGTAGCCCGGCGCGTTGTTTCCGCCGTTTCTCACGACCTCACGCTGATTGCGCAGCCGCCACCATTCCTCCGCGCTCTGGATTCTGGTGTCCAGCTCCGCGCGTCCTGCTCGGTATTTCCACAGAATCTCCAGCCATTTCTTCACGCTGTCGTTCGTGATCGGCGCGCGCACGATGTTTTTCTCCTCCTCGCCGCTCAGAACAGTCTCGCTTCTGTATTCGTCCATTTACACCTCTCCAATCGTAGGGGCGGCCTGTGGTCGCCCGCAGGCCGTTATCTCCTGTGCTGATCCAGAGGATCGCTTAACGGTATCTTTTCCTCCGGTTTCACCATCGGCGCAACCGGTCTTGACATGCACATATATCGCCACTCGTCGCTCACATGGTCTTCCATGCTCGTGTCCAGATCCTCCGGGATCGTCTCGCTGTACATCATCTGCGGCACCGTGCGGATGAACGCCTTGCAGTTGGAGAAGACATACATCCTTGGGTATCCGTTCTCGTCAAACTGCAGCCGGTAATGGCACTGCATCCATCCAGGAATCCGCGCGTGATCGCCCGGCTCAAAGTAGATCTGATACTTCTGCGCCGTGTCTGCCACGCTCTCGCCGCCGCTCTCGTCCCAGATTGCCGGGTCTGCGACGCCGCGGATCTGCTTTCCTTTGAGCCACTGGTGCGTCGTCTCAATCTCCCGAATTTTTTGAAACTGCTGGTCCGGCGTCCACTTCACGCCCTCGTTTGGCTCTCCCGTGCAGCCGTACAGTTCCAGTATCCGGTAGAGCACGCCGTCATAATCCATTGCCCACCATGCGCAGCTGAACGGTCTGCTGTAGCCGAAGTCATAACTCCGGAAAATGGACCAGCCGCGCCGGTCTCCGGCGTTGAGATCCATCGGCTCGATCACATGCACCCACCGGTGCTGCTTCTTTGCCTCGTCCGGCGTCAGCCCGCTCTTTGCGCAGCCGTCCAGATCCGGCTCGATGCGGAAGTCCTCGAAGAACTGTCCCTCGTAGACGTCCCATCTGCCCTCCAGCCACGCCGCGCGCAGCTTCGGCGGCAAATTCTTCAGCTCCTCCAGATACTCCGGCTGCATCTCCATGAGCGCGTCGTTGTCTGTTACGAGCGCCTGCACAAATCCGTAGTCGTCCGGATTCTCCGCCTCCGTGAAGTCCCGGTCGATGAACAGGCGCTTGATGTATCCGTGAGACGCGCCGCCGGGATTGCAGGTGTAGTACGTCCGCTTCGGCAGATCGTTCGCGCCTCGCACCGCCAGATTGATGTGCTTAATCCAGCTCTCCTGCAGCTGTGTTGCCTCATCCAGAAACACGATGTCATACTCCGCGCCCTGGTACTGCATCACGTCGCCGTCATTGTTGCAGTATCCGAAATGGATCGTCGCCCCGTTCGGGAAGGTGAAGCACTTCTCCTGCCGGTTGTATCTCGCAATGCCGTGCAGCAGTCCGATCATGGGATCGATGTGGTTGTTGCGAAGCTCCGGGAACGTCCGTCGCACGATCAGGATCTTGATGTTCGGCCACCGAAGCGCAAGCCTTATTGCCTTGTATCGCACAGCCCAGCTCTTGCCGCCGCCTCTCGCGCCGCCGTATGCGCTGTGCCGGTGCTTGTCCCGCAGGAAAAGGCGCTGCTTTGCGCTCGGCACGCCCAGCCATTCGTTGACGTTGCGTGTAAATCCAGCCGCCGGCGTCATTGGTCAAAGTCCTCCGCGTCCTTCGGCACGATGATCGTGATCCCGTCGGCAGACGGATTCGCCGCGTCAGCCTTCTTCTTCTCAATCTCGAGCCGTGCCAAATTGATGTCCCGCTGCTCCCTCTGCGCCATCGTCGGCAGATCATAGAAGTCGCGCACCATCGCCGTCAGATCCTTAAGCACCGAGACGGTATCCTTGAGTGCCCTGGTGTCGATCTTCTCAAACACCTTCTCGCTCGTCTCGCTCATGCCCTCACCGATGCCCTCCGACACGATGAAACGGTTGTACTGCTGCTCGTCATTGATTGCACGCAGGGAAATGTCAATCAGCTTGTTCGTGGCGTCCATCAGCTTGCACAGCCGGTTCGCATCCTGCTGCTGTTGTTT